ATAGACACTCCAATCTATGTTTATAACAAAGTTGTAGTACTAGACGGATGGCCTAGTGGCGCAATTGATATTAATATCACTTCTACTATTCATCTCATTGACAGTACCTTTTCTATTGATAATATAAACATGTATGCTGAGACGAGTGCTATTTTTTACTGCTCAGGCATCGTCGGGATAAAGTGCGGAGGCTACAATTACGTCACTGTTAGACCACTACAAAAAACAAGCAATGTCAATTTCATATACGTANCGGCGATAGCAGCAGAAAACAACTTCTGCACAAGACCAGTGGCCATCTACCTTATCGGAGATAGATTGAACTTTAGGACGGACAATTATCCTAGTTANTCGGGTACTTTTAATGTTTTCGCAAAANATCCTNATTATACATTCCCTGTAGTTTTCACTCGNTGGTGGCAGNTNACGAAAGACGCTAATGTTAACTGGGGAGCAACCGAATATCAGCTAGGAAGCAGCGGAACAAGTTTATGGTATTTNTAGGGGGTGTGACGATGTTAATGTCCTTTTCTTATAACGGACGAGACTACGTAAACTTTGACTTAGACGANCCGAATACCGTGAANGAACTGATAGCGGACGGTGTTCCTGCGGAATTTATTGATGGCTTAAAAAATAGTCACCAACCTCTGACAGTGGAAGAACGCCTTGAAGCCGTAGAGTCTGCAATTTTAGCCTTGATGGATTTANCAACACTTTAAGGAGGCTATGANATGATGTACCAATTTGTTCTGAACATGTGGGTCATGAGGAAAATCGACGAAGCCAAGGTGCAAAGTTACGTGGGGAGATACATCACACAGCAGGAGGCCGACATGATTTTAGCAACGCCTCAGATTCCTGCNTAGTAGACTAATAATGTGCAGCAATTTGACGGAGATTTCCCGCCGCAAGCCTCCCGACTTTAGTCGGAGAGGATAAGGCGGGAAATCTCTAGTCATAGTTGCGTATCATAGCTAATATTTCTCGTTTAGTATCATCACTAATTGTAGTAGCATCTAGCGTATATACACGTAATATGTCTAGTATCAACTGGTATGCTGGTAGCACCCCGTGTTGTAACAGCCTGTATAGTAATATGACTCTTTCTATTGCGTATTTGTCCAATATCAATGGGAAACTACCAATTTGGGGCGTTTCGGCGGGTTTGTTATTATGTACATTCTTTAGTGCCTGTAAATACGTAGCTAGTTCTTGTTTTAGTGTTTTTTCTTGTTTTTCCTTCAAATTACTTTCAAAATCGATTTCCAAATTCAGCATAAAGTTATTATACCACAACGATATAGTGAGCTAATCGCCTTTGTTTCCACATATTCTGCTCTTGTTAGTTGTATTCTATAGTACAGAAATTATTGTATTATACCGCTTTGCGCATCCAGATTACCATCAAAATCTGCTTTCAGTATAGTATTTGCATCAACCGGAGCTGGTTGTCCGCTTTGATACGTCGCCGCTATCTCTGCATCCGTTCTAGCACGGTTGGAGATGCGGAGGTCGTCGATGTATGCACTATAATTATCTACGATGGATACAGTTGCAGGGAACATTGTCGCTACGCCATTGGGTAAATTCTGTTCGTACTTCACGCCGTTTACAAACAACGCCTGTTTGCCTGTTGTTGCCGACCAACGTAAGGCAATATAATACCAATTATTTGCTTCAATAGTTCCTGCGGGAGTTAGAGGGCCAGTGTTGTTCGGACCGTAGTCGAATCTAGCTATTCCATTCGTATTAAAGAACAACATAAACCTGCCATTACTTGTATCCATGTAAAAAAAAGTGTTCCAATTTGTCACCACAAGCGGTTTTACCCAAAACTCTATCGTCCCCTCCTGCGGGTTCAGCACCCCAGCCGTGGGGATNNTCAGGAATTCGGGGGAGCGGGTGCCGTCAATGAAGGAGGTGGCATAGGGCTTGGCTTCGAGTTGTGGTGCAGCTATTATTACATCGAAAGTACCCTCTGCCCATATATAAAATCCTGTACCAGAAGCAAATGTATTTGGGGATATATCTTCTGTGCAAATAAGCCGATACCATTGCCCAGGCGTATAATTGCTTAAATTAATTTTTTGCTCANAAAATGTGCCATATNGCCNCGTTCCTGTATTGTCTTTTGCATCCCAATATATTGTTAATGAACCGTTAGCGATAACTGGTTTAAAATAAACAGATGCCACAGCATACGAAGTACCTAAATTTATATTAACACCTGTAGTTTTTCCTACCCTACCAGCCGATGTACCTGTTAATTCTATTCCACTTCCATAAGGTGTAGATACTGGTATTATAGAATAGGTAGTTGCATTAGCAGTATAGTCATGCCATGTTTGAATATTTGCTGGTAAATGATTCTTCGTCCCCTCCTCCACCATCACCGCCTGACCGAATTTGCCAGGCTCGAAGCGAGGCTGATTCACCGCAACCTGCGTGCCGTCACTCTTATAGGCTATAGAATCACGAGTAAACGTTGGCTGAGCTACTGTCTTAATTACAAGCTTGCCATCTTCGGTCGGCTCTACATTCACCAATTCACCACGCAACCAGTCGCTAACGTACTGTTCCACCCTTGACAATGAAAACTGCCTCTGCACTTCTCTATACCCTACACCTACTTGCACTTCAGCTGGTTGGCCTAATGCATTTACCACGGTAAACCACACTGTGAGCTCATCGCCGCTCCACTCAAACCTGAAATTCTTCACTTCAGCTGTTCTCGGATCTGTAAGCAAAGTTTCGGTAATCTCTCGTTCCAATTCCGCTTCTGTTACTGCTCTTGTGGGCTGTTTAAGACAACTTTCAATGTCAGCGCCATAATTCNAATCGTACACAACATATGCCAGCCTCTGTGTTAATATCGCTTTTACACACCATTGCACCCAAGCTGTCAAACCATCCGCCTCTACCACATCACCGCCACCTGTTTGGACAAAATCGCAAATATCCCAATCCCACAACCAACTTTTAGGGAAAGCTACCACTGTATTTTCTGTAGCACCCACTATATCGGGCATATCGAAACGCGGATATAAATCGCTNATGAACTCACCACCTTTGCAATTNCGACNGGGTCTCTATGCTGGTTAACCCAAGCCACCAACACCCTATCGCCACTTTTAAGCNCGGGTTTAATTTTTATATTCACCTTCTCAACAGTGCTCTGTTCCCAATCCCACCTTGTTTGTGCGGTATGGTATATGTCTACTCCTTCTATCGGCTTCCCTTCTTTGTCTACGGGATACTCGCCAACACCTACCAACGACCAAACGGGAAACTCAACCTGTGCAGTAAAATCAGCTATCAAATAATCGCCTCTTTTTATCGGCATTGCAAACGTATCAAGCTTCAAACTCATGTCTGGCTGTATCGTTCCTAATTCAATGCTATCGGGTTTGTTAGCTATTAAACTAATTCTTTCATTTAACACTTTAGCCAAATCGTCAATGCTTTTCTTGTTCATTTTAGCCCCACGCTCATAGTCAAACTCGTAACATTATGCTCTACGGATACGACTTGGTAATATCCATTTAACGTCCCAGCAACAACTTTCACCTTATCACCCTTCCTGATAAAGGGAACATCTACGCACCTAATTGTCCTGTCTTTCTCTGGCTGTCCGAACTCCTTCAATATCTCTTTCGCATTCTGCTTTGCATCGGCCAATGTGTCATCTGAACTATTCTGGACAATCCTTTGCAATATACCATATTTTGTGTCTCCATCAAGAACTGCAATTAACGGTGCCCTTCCTTCCTCATCTTCCGCACCTATTATTCGCACCCGTGTAACAAGATTATTGATGCTCCACCTATCCATTACCGACTGCACATTTTCGTTATATGCAAACACGTAAACATCTTGATTGGACATGGCTTTTCTGATATAGACCTTCCCTTTTTCACTACGTACGATAAACTCGCCTGCTCCCTTATCTTTACCTTGTTTGAGTATGCTGTTTATCATCTCCGCAACTGTCATCTGTCGGAATACTTGCTTGGCTAATACTACATTCGGCCCCTCTATCTTGCCTATGGGAATATTCCATGCTCTGAAAATATCTGTCAACACATCTATTGCCCTTTGTCCCGACCTATAATACCTGTCATCCTCACTCTTAAACAAGTAAATCAACTGGTCATACGCTTCAATCTCCACACTACCCAACGGATCCGTGGACGTCATCCAATCAAACACCGTGCCCCTGAACACTTCTACCCCATTCGCTAATAGGTATATCGGTGTCCCAAGTGCTACAAGCTGGTGTATCCACNTCCCACCTACTTGCTGATTTGTCAATGTCATACTTAAATGCGCTGCTAACTCACCATCGGCATCACCAAAGGACAATTGACTAACAAATGGCGTAACATCCATTTGCTTACCGCTTGGATCAATAATGCGCACTTCATACTTTATCTTGGTAATATCAACCAAGCTTGAGCACCTGCCCGGGTTTAATTTTGTTCGGATCTGGGCCAATGACAGCCTTATTCAACTCGTACAGCATCCTCCACTTTGCACCATCACCGAGCATTTTCTTTGCTATACCCCATAGGGTATCGCCTTGTTTTACGGTATACGTTTTCGGGATACTCGGAGCTGGTCTCTGTGCACTCGTTGTAGCCTGCGCACTCGTACTCTTCTCTTTTTCTGTCATCACAACCAAATTACGTGCCTCAACCAAACTTATGGAGTAATAACAATCGCCATGTCCACCTTTCCATGTATGGTCGAACTCTTGAATGTAACAATCCATATTTATTGGTGTTTCTGTTATCAACAAATGAACTTTTACATTCTCTCGTCGCCAGCCTGAAATCAAACCCACTATCGCCTTGGGGTCCTGCCAATCCACAACATATATGCTGTTCCTCCTACTCACACCCGGGAATATACCCTCCCACCTAATCGTTGCTGGTGCAATACCTCTCGGCATTAAGAAATCGCCCAACTCAATTATGCTAACGCTGAACAACTTTGAACTTGTCATTACTTGCAATTGCTCTGGGTTCATCGGTAAATGAAGCTTGGTATTCTTCCCCGTTATGTAAAACTCCATTTATCCCACCACCATATTAGAAAACGCCTTCCTTAACTCTGGCGCTAATACTCCCACAATCTTGTCGACCGCTTCATCTACATCAGCCTTATTGTTTATGACAACTTCACCAATTAACCCTTCGGTGTTAACATTAATGTTTACGGTACTCTGCACATTACGTGGAACAACTGACACAGTAGGAACTTCTGTTTGAACATTATGTGTTACAGTGCTATACGACATTGCCTGTACATTTTTCATTGTGTTATATGTATTATTTATCGTGGCTTGAGTTACANTNTNTATTGGAGCACTTCTCATCACCCCAAGGTGCTCACCTACTACTTGCCACAGCTCCACATTCTTTTTTGTACGTTCTAAAGGAATAATTGCCTCCGCTCCTCTTTCAGCTACTTCAGCTATGTGTCTCGTGTAAAATATCCCACCTCTCGCATGGGCTGGTAAACTTTGAGATGGTATTTCATCTATTAATTCGCCAGTACTTGTTATATAGCCACTTTCAACCATAAATTTATAAGCTTCATCAGGCAACATGCCAGCTTGTATAAACATCATCTGATATTGTGCTGCTGAACCTGTAAGCTCAGGCGTACTTGATGTAACTTCAGGCGTTCCTCTCTCGTCTAAATACTCTTCCAAATTAAAAAGTGCAGCCAAAGCAGCTAATCCTCCAGCCCCAACTAAAGCACCTTTCCAGCCAGCTATCTTGAAACCTACTATTGCACCAAGAATTGTCATTAATTTAACATTGCTCTTTATCCCATTGAAAATCGCACTTGCAAGCTCTGATCCAAGCGTGTAACCAAACGTTGCAAGCTGCTTAATTAACTCAGAATTTTCTGGTCCGAAAATAGTTTTGAAAAATGAGTTTATCGTTTCTTGTATCTTTCTAAATGCTTCTTGTCCCTGATCCCCCTTCAACCAATTATTTAATGCTGTCAGTACTTGGCTAAAAGCGGTAATAATTTTTTGTGTCATTGACATCTGATTCCAGCCCGGTATTGAACTCAAATCACTAAAGAAACGAACCACCTTTCTATAAGCATTCTGCATCGCTTCTCCTACCCTAACACCTGCTTTGTACAATCTATCTTGGACACTCTTTAATGCATCCTCGCCTTTGGTAGCCGCTTCAACAAGTCCAAATAAGATATCCTCTACTGGCTTCAGCATTCCTTCACCGAAATATGTTATCGTCATGCCTGCAATATCCTTTAATGCAGATATCAATCCAACCAACGTCTTTGCCTGTAATTCACTTCCACCAGCATACTGCTTTAACGCTCTTCCAATTGCTTCCATAGCCTGCTTTGCGGGAATAGCCTTCTTTGAAATATCATCCAACGACTTCACTCCGAGTTCCTTCAATACATCTGTCATTGGTATTTTTAAGCCTAATGTTACCTGCCGCAAATCTTGTAAACCTAACCTACCTGACTGCGCTATCTGTGTAAATCCAAGCATTGCACCCTTCAACCCTTCCATACCCGCACCTGTCATAGAAGCCGCATCAGCAAATTTAAGCAACGTATCTAATGTCATAGCTGTAGCATTCTCTAATCCATACATCTGTTTATAAACTGGTAACAACTGGGTAGCAAGATCCTGCACATCTTTAAATTCAAATGGTGTAATAGCTGCAAGTGCTTGCAACTCGCCTATAAAACGTTTAGCCCTTTCTTCATCCTCAAGGAAAAACTTAAACGATACCCTCGCCTGCTCCATCTCTCCTGCAAGTTTTAACGGTCCAGCAATAAGGGCTGTCATCCCCACCCCAGCACCAGCTATCCCAAGCATTCCAAGTGGTGATGTTATCATCCTTCCTACTCCACCCAAAATGCTGCCTATTTTACTCACGAAACTTTTTGCACCACTTAAAATGCTCGAAAATACAGGTGTGGCTTGGTCAACTGCATGCACAACGACACTCCACACTTTGCCAACAATTCTACTTAAACCTGATTGGGCACTTGCTACTGCTGGTGCTGTATTATCAATCGCTGTTATGGTCGGCTTATAAGTCGTATTCAGGGAACGGGCTAACTTCTTATTTGTTAACTCGGCATTCTGGGCGAAACGATTAATTCGCTCATTTGCCTGCTCTATAACTGGTGCTGATTGGTCTTGTGCGGTAATTAAAAGCTCTACCTTATAGGTCTCGTTAGCCATTTTGCCCCCTTATCTTCTCTAATTCTTCTTGCTCCTGCTCTAACTCCACCAACATGCTTGCACGCATAAAATCACGTATCTTTGGCGGCTTGCTCCAATACTCATCTGGAGTAATGCCACATCTTTGGAGCAGGTGGTGAATTATGGTCGCTTCACCACCTGCCCTGATTAGTTTTTTAAAGTTTCAACTCGGCTCTCGTTTTCTTCGCTGTTATACCCACTCAACCGCTCTATGAGTTCGATAACTTCATCCTTCTCGCCACGCTTAAGCACTTTATCCACCAACTGCCAACCAGCAAGAACATTGGCTTTCTCCCACAATTCTTTGTTATCCCAAATCATTGCCCTATCTTCTGGATGCGTGGCTTGGACAATCATCAATGAGTTAAACTTTGCGGCATTAAACTCCTGCGGTACTGCCAAATTGCCAAGTCTTTTATCTCGCACTGTTTTTGTAGCTTCTTGCCTGCACTCCTCAGCTTCTTCATCGGTCAACCCACGCACTCGGAATGAGAATAACTCCTTCCCATCCCTAACTACGTGGTATGTCTCATATTCTACGATTGTGTCCATCGCTTTTAGAATGCCAGCTACATCCTTAAGCATAACGTCTTCTTTACTTAAAAGCTCTTCTTTATCAACCTTACTCACTTCTCACCCCTCCTATGTGTGTGCGTGTAATACCCCCATAAAGTTTAATCTCGCATCTGGAGCTCCTTTTGCTAAACTGTCCAACACTTTTTTAAGTATCTTGGCGTCCTTTATTACTGTCTCTGTAAACGTCAAGGTAACGGTATAAGATTGAGGTATTGCCCATACTTGTTTATTACCAGCGGCTTGGTAATCGGTATTTGTCAGGTTTATCTGCGCTTGGAATGTATTTACTTCAGCCAGCAAATTACCATCGCCGTCGTACAACTCACCATCGTAACCACGAATAATGTGATTAGGCTGGAATGTTCCTCCATCAAGGGCCGATTGCAATTCTACTGGAGCATTTACCCTGAAACTCCACGCCCTTTGCACAATATCCCCTGTCCGAACATTCACGATGTCAATCGCACCATCAGGTACACAATCTCGGAATATGTATCTGCCATCTGCCATATTCTTTCACCCCCTTTTATACTGGCGAAAATCTAAACTGGAATGTCAAGTATAGTTTTTCAGCACTGTCGGTATCATCTACCTGAATAACAAACCAGGCACTATCACCCTGTGGCGGATTAGCTGGATCTTCATAAATCGTGCCACTAATTAACGCACCTTCCGTGACCATTTG